ATGCACGTTTTTCTCACTCAGTGGAACACAGCATTCGTACACAGCACCAGCAAGCTGTGCGCAGTAGATCTCGCTAACTGTAGATCGCTCTGTGCGCCAAATTTGCTCGCATTAATAGTGGATATCATTAGAAGTAGATTCAGGAAATAGCGTAAACGAGGTTAAGAAGTTGGAGGATGCAATTAAAGACATTAACAACTCATCTTCTACTAATACTATTGAGCAAAAATTCAAAACATTAAACACTACTTTAGAAAGTAATACGGCTTCATTTGGAGAGATGAGCCAAGCTATCGAAGCATATAAAACTATTGCTTTAAACGCTGGGAGAACTTCTCCAGTAGGTAAAGAAGCACTTAAAAACGCTTCAATATTAAAGGATAGGATTACGGATTTAGATAGAGAAGTGGATAACTTAGCACAAGATGGGAGGAGAATGCAAGGTGCAATGCAAATTTCTCAGGGTGTTATGGGGGGTTATTCAGCATTCATTGGGATAACGGCATTGGCTGGAGAAGGAAACGAAGCTCTAGAAAAAACACTTGTTAAGTTAACTGCTACAATGTCAATAATGCAAGGTATTGAACAAATAAGACTCGCAACCGAAAAAGAATCTAGCTCAATGAAATTACTTTTAGGAGCAAGAACAAAAGTTTTAACTGCGTTGAATTTTCTTTATACTGCTTCTATTGGTGCGACTACTGGAGCTATGAAGTTGCTTAGAATTGCTTTATTGTCTACTGGTATTGGTGCTTTGGTTGTTTTGCTTGGTTATATAATTGCTAAGTGGGATGACTGGAAAGATACAGTAATTTCATTCATAAAGGGAGCTTTATCTCCATTAATTGATGTGTTGCAATATCTTGGAATTGTAGAATCGGATTTAGAAAAAGAAAGAAGGACAAACCACGAAAAAGAAATGCAAAGGATTCAAGAGAGAAGAGAGGCTCTTGGTTCGGTAAGAGATAAAGCAGAACAAGATTTAAAAAATGAAATAGCAATAGCAAACGCGAGAGGAGAGAATACTGATAAATCACAAAAGAAATTATTAAAACTTACAAGGGATAACGCACAAAAAAGAATTGACGACAATAATGCTTTGCTTGAAGAGATTGAAAGTGGAAATAGAGTAGCAACAGAAGAAGAATATGCAAATACACAAGATTCAATAATTGCAGATAGAAATTTGAGAGAAGGAGCTGAGCAAGATTTAAAATTGTTTGATGCAACTAAGTCAAAAGAAAGAAGGGAAGCAAGGAAAGTACAAAGTGAAAAGAAGACTGAAGCTCAAAAAAAAGAGGATGAGTTAATGCTTCAACTTCAGAAGGACTTAGAAGATATTATTATTGAAAACGAAAGAGATGAAGATGTTAGGGAATTGGCTAGGTTGAAATTAAAACAGAATAGAGATTTAGACGCGTTAAGGTTAAAGTATGGATTGGAAACAACTTTAGAAAAAGAACTTTTAATAAATCAAAATAATGAAATGAATGATTTGATTGACTCAATCGAATTAGAAAACAAAGTTAAGGCTGACGAAAAAGCACAAAAAGAAAAAGAAGAGAGAGATAGGCTTAAGGCAGAAAACGAAAAAGAATCCAAGGAAAGAATACAAAAAGAAAGAACTGAAGCTGAATCAATAATAGGTTTTAAGCAAGATATATTAATGAACTCTGTTCAAGCTTTCGGTCTATTAACAAATTTATTAAGTAAGAATGAGAAATTGCAGAAGGGAGCTGCTTTGGCAGAAATTGCAACTGGAACAGCAATAGGCTTTATAAATGCTTTAGATATTGCTCAAAAAAGTGCTAAAGCTACTGGACCAGCAGCTGCATTTGCTATGCCTGTATTTTACGCTTCTCAAGTTGTAGCTGTATTAGGTGCGGCAAGTAAAGCACGTTCGCTTCTTGGTGGTGGTGGTGGTGGTGTTACTCCTCCAAGTATATCTACTCCAAGCACAGACACAAGCACAATAAATTCTCAATCTAACAATGGAGTTGGTTTCAACTCTTCAACAAACAGAGTTGTATTAGTTGAATCAGATTTAAGAATGATGCAAGAGAGAAGGAACAAATCAGATATTATTTCAACAATTTAGTTACAATTAACAAAATAAAACACTCTTACTATTATGCTACCAATATATAAAATGATATTAACAGAAGAAACTGAAGGAATGGATTACATTGCTTTAGTAGATTCTCCAGCTCATATGAAGTCTTTTGAATATTTTAACGGAGCTAATGAGAAAGTTAAGTATCATTTTAACGAAGATAAAAGAGTTGTAACTGGAGTTGCTATTGCAGTTGACTTGCCAATTTACAGAAGGGATGAGCAACTAGGAGAGCATTATGTAGTTTTTGGAAAAGAAGATACTTATTCGATTGCTCAAAAAATGTTTAAAGGTGGCTACCTTAATAATGTAAACGAAATGCACGACTCAAATAAGAAAGTTGAAGATATGTATTTATTTGAATCTTATTTTGTAGATAGTAAAAGAGGAGTAAAAGCACCAAGCAATTTTGATAGTCAAAACTTAAAGGATGGCTCTTGGATTGTTTCATATAAGGTAGATAATGAAAAGGCTTGGAATGATATTAAAAAAGGAAAACACGTGGGATTCTCTATTGAGGGTTGGTTCGATAAAAAAATTATAAAAACAAAACAAACACAAATGAAAAAAGAAAGTAAATCTCTTTTTGAAATGGTATTTGGAAAAGCAAAATTTGAAACTGCAACTACGGTTGATGGAGTAGAAATTAGCTGGACTGGTGCTCTGGAAGAAGGAACGGAATTAAGAGTTATAACTGAAGAGGGCGAAGTATTAGCTCCAGAAGGAATCCATTCAATCGAGGTTGAAGGAGTTGTTATGGCAATTACGGTTGATGGAAACGGTATTATCGTATCTGTTGAAGAAGAAGTTGCTGAAGAAGTTGTTGCTCCAGAAGAAGCACCAGTTGAAGAGGTAATGAGTGCTGAAAAAATTGCAGAAGTAATTGAAAAAGTACAATCTGAATTTGCAGAAGAGATTGAAGGTTTAAAAGCTATCAACTCTAAATTTGAAAAACAAATTGAAACTTTAGTTTCAGAATTAGATAAAACAGACAAAAGAAAATTTAACACAAACGCTCCAGCAAAAACTTGGAGAAACTTTACAAAATAAAAAGATGAAAAATATTAAAGACAGAATAAAAGATAAATTCGGATATGACGTATCAGGATTACCAGCATATATTGATGCACAAAGCTCAGATATATACTCAGATTTACTTTACACTTCAGGACTTACTTCAAGAATTAACGTATTAGAAGGAGTAAAAGGGAGTCAAGAAATTAAATTACTTAATGCAAATTTAGCTCTACAAGTTGGAGATGGTTGTGTTACTACTGAAGATGGAACAATTACTTTTACAGACAAAGCTATTGCAACAAAAAGATTAATGATTAATACTTCATTGTGTAACGATACATTAAACGACACTTGGGCTCAATTACTATTGTCAATTGGTGCAAACAGACAAGATAGAGATTTGCCAATGGAAGACGTATTAACTGCTTACATTATCAAAGAAACTAAATTTAAGAATCAAAACGTAATGTTTAACGGAGATACTGCTTCAGCAGTTCCTGATTTAGCTCATTATGATGGATTTGTTAAATCTTGGGATGCTGATACAAATGTTGTTTCAATGACAACTGCACAAACTTCTGTAACTATTGCAAATGCTTTTGATATTGCAGTAGAAATGGCTGATGCAATTAACCCAGTTTTATTTGATTCTGAAAAAGAAGTTGAATTAATTTGTGGACGTTCTTTTGCAAGAAAGATATTGACTCAAATATACAATGACAAAGATTACAGTGCATTGTTAGATGTAACTTATGAAGGTTCTGAAATGAGTTTTATACTTCCAACTACAAATACAAGAGTTAGAACTTATCCTCAAATGAATGTAACTGCAAATGCAAGTAAAATGTTTGCCGTACCTTACGACTATATGTTTTTTGGAACTGACTTAGAGAATGATTTAGATGGATTGACTGTCAAGTACTTAGAAGAATCTGAGAAATTAAGACTTAGAAACTTATTTAGAAGTGGTGTTCAGTATGTATATTCTGAGTATTTTGTAAAATTAGTATTGTCATAAGACAATCATAACTTAAATTAAATAACTATGTGCGAATTAACGGCTGGTTATACTAAACCGCTTTGTGCTTCATTTGGAGGCACAAAATCGGTTATAGCTTATAACACAGAAAATCAAACTGCAATTACTATTGTAGCAAATGTTGTAACGGCTTTAACAGTTACTGCATCTAAGGCTTTCAGAATATCTCCTGATATGGCTTCAATCGACTTTACAGAGACTGCTACAAGGTCAAGAGAGAATAACTCAATATTCTTTGCTTCTACTTGTGCAATTACTTTAAAAGACGATACACAAGCAACAAGGGATTTAGTAGACTTAATCTCAAAAGGTTTTATTACTATAATCCAAGAGAAAGAAAACGGAAGTAACGTGGCTTACGGAACTGGAAACGGAATGACTGTTGAAACTTCTGCAATCACTACGGGAATGAACTATGAAGACTTAAATGGAGTTGTAATTAGTTTAGTAGGTAAAGAATCTTATATCGCTCCAAGCATTGCAGATTCTGAACTTCCAACAATTTAATGAAAATTAAAAAAGAATACATAGGAGGGAAGGTTTACTCAAAATCTTTGGGTAGACTTATCCTTATATGTGAAGAGAATATTGAAATATTTAAGAAGGATAATCTAAACCATTTATATGTTACTACTAAAACAAAACGAAGCAAACAAGATAGCGTTATCGTTGAGCCAATTAGTGACAATAGCGAATCCTAATTTTTTATTTTCATTTTTCCACC